TTTCCAATATTACTATTAGAAACTGTAAAGTAATATCCAGTTTGAATACCACTGATCGTAACAGCAGTTCCTACTATATCAGTATCTCTTAAGTAAGAATTAGTAGGAATGTACATATCAAATACGATACCTGTGGATGCAACACCAACACAAGTTGTACCCACTCCTACGATTTCTCCAAAGTCACCTTCATACGTAGAAGAATCATTTATTTCTCTTGTTACATTAGGAACTTCAATAAGAACTTCAGGTACAGAAGTATTAGTGTATCCTGTGCCAGGAGAAGTAACTGTGATAGCAGAAACTGCGTCACCTGTAAGAGTAGATGTAACAGATGCTCTTGTTGTTGTTCCTAAACCAACAGGAGTACCAATAATCACATTAGGGGCAGCAGTATATCCTGTTCCACCCAAACTCACTGTTACAGCAGAAATAGTACCAGCAGCAGATACAACAGCAGTCGCAGCCGCTCCTACAATATTATCTTGAGAAGTTATAGAAATCTTTTGAGTCTTGGCAGTTGTTTGATCTTCATTACTAGGATCAAAGAATGTTCTTACACTCTCTACAAATATCACAGTTGAACCTACTCCCACAGATTGAATAATGAATGTAGTAGGATTAATTAATGCCTCCAACTCTTCACGACTCTTACTAACTATTTGACCATTAATAATCTTATCAACACCCTGCTTACACCATGTAACTGTTCTCTTACAATTTGGATCTCCATTAATACCCACACCTGTATATGCATTAGTATCTACAACATCACTTGCTACCACTTCTTTTACTAATCTCACATCTTCCTCTATTGAATCAGTGCAAAGATCACCATCCCCACCAATTTGAAGAGTGTCTCCCTTTTTGACAGTTTCTAATATATCCTTAAAGGTAACATCAGTATCACCACTTCCTTTATAGAAAAGAATCTTACATGTATCACCCTTAAATGATCCATCTGTTTCACGTCCTTTAGGAGCTTCAGAGAATGTTAGAATACTTCCGTTCGTAAGAGTATAACCCTCCCCAGGTACTTGAAGAGTATCATTGACAAAAACAAGAATAGTTGATTGAACATCAATATTAGATCCTTCTCTTGCCCTGATAGTAATAGGAGAACCATCTTTCTTCAATGTAAATACTTTCTTGGTTCCATTAAATTCACTTTGAATCTTATCAAGAACTTCAAGTTGTCCAAAGTGCCAACCAGCAAATGAATCGCTAGAGACATCCTGTATTGTAATCTGGAATTCGGCAAAAGTTTTAGATGGATCAGTAGGGATACCAGTTGTTCCCATCTTAGGAACAGTAAGAACTTGATCATCTTGATATCCATAACCAGTATTTCTTATTTCAAACTGTGTAACACTAGATCCTTGACCCACTACAATATCAACGGTGGCTTGTGTTCCAATTCCTGTAGTTCCAGAAGAACTATAAACAAGAGGAATATTTGTATATCCCAGTGGTTCATCAATTACCACATCCATTTGTCTATTGACTGTTCCACCCCTTGAGTAGAAGTGTGCTCTGGTAGAAACACCACTATTAATAGTAAATGAAGTAGTGGTTCCAACAGTTAAGATGGTAGATCCACTCGCAGCAGGATCAGTTCCACTATCAGAATTATTGATATCTCTAGGTGCTATCAAAGCAGGTTGTATTGTACCGCCTGATGCATAGAATGTAGGAACAGTTGAAACCCCTGCATTTATCGTAAATTGAGTGGCACTTGCAACTCCTGTAACAGGTGTTCCGCCATATGCAGGATCACTAGTTCTTGGATATAAATGTGTTGCAGCACCATCATCTAATGCACAAGTAAATGCCAATCCTGTAAGCACCACATCACTTGCCTTACCACTCACAGACAGTCCATGAGCACTAGATGTAGTGACTGTCATGATACCTGTAGTATTATCATATATGGCACTATTAACGCCCACAGCAGGGAGGTAATCGCATGTGAATGCAATTCCTGCTAACTTGACTTCTTGCCCTATTGCAAGACCGTGGGCTGCCGTTGTAGTGATCGTTGTGATACCAGTTGTAGAGGTATAACCAACATCATAGATATCTT